CTGTGGAATGTCCTGTCGAAAACCAAAAAGGACATGGGCGGCCGCGGCCAGTTCCTGATTCCCATCCTGACGCGCAACCCCGGCGCGTGGACCGGCATCACCCAGGGCGGCACGCTGCCGACCGCGCTCTCGCCGGCGACGACCGAGGCCAGTTACGCGCTCAAGGAGTTCGTCGGCATCTACGAGTTGTCGTGGAAGCTGATTCAGGACGCGCGCACCAGCAAGTTTGCCTTCCAGCAGGCGATCCAGATGATGGACGACGGCCTGCGCCGCCGCATCTTCCGCCTGCTCAACGCCGATCTCCTCGGCACGGGCCGCGGCGAGCTCGGCGCCCTGGCCGCCGCGTCGAATACCGACCCGGTGACCGTCCGCTACCTGCCGCGCGTCGAGCCGGGGATGCCGGTCGACCTCATCGCGAACACCGATGACGCCACCACGCGCGGGATCGCCAACCTGACCGTCACCGCCGTCGATGCGGTCGGCCGCACCGTCAGGACCGGCACCGCCGCCGCCGGCACCGCCGCGAACGACTACTTCACCATCGCCAGCACGATGACCGCGTCGCAGCAACTGCACATGAACGGGTTGCTCGGCGTGATCAACAGCGTCAATCCGCAGTTGGCGTGGAACGCGGGCAATACCGGCACGCAGGTGGCCAACATTGGCGGGCTCGATCGCAGTGTCGCCGGCAACGACTTCTGGAAATCGCCGGTCCTGAGCAACGCCGGGGTCGCCCGCGCGCTCACGGAAGATTTGTGGCTGCAGGCTGAGGATCAGGTGCGTGAAAAGGTCGGCGCGAAGCTGTCCAACTGGTTCATGAACCTCGCGATCGGGCGGCGTTATCACGAAATCATCCGCGCCGATACGTACTTCACCGCGGGGCGCGCCGAACCGCTCGGCGGCGGCATCGGTCGCAGCGGCACCGGCCCCCAGGGCGCGGGACCGGACGGCGACGGCAAGAGCCCGTACGAATTCAGCGGCGTCGCGGTCCATTTCGATCCGTTCTTCGAGAGCAATACGATCGTCGGCTTCGACCGATCGCATTTCTTCCTCGGCGTCGGCGAAAACGAGACCCCGGCCCCGATCTCGGACATCTTCGACAACATCCCGTTCTTCCGCCAGACGCCGAACGCGAGTTTCCAGGTCGCCTGGTACTGGCAGGGGCAGTTGCTGACGGATTCCCCGCCCGCCGGCGTGCAGATCAAGGACATCGCGGAGTCGTAACCGATGGCCACCATCCAACGCCCCACCGGCGTCGCGCGACGCCGGGAAACGAAGCTGGAACGCTACGCCCGTGGCTATAAAGACGGGGATCCGCTCTCCGTCATGCACCGCACGCTGGCCATCAACGGCCTGGCGGATGCGACCGCGGTCACCATCGGTACGCTGACCATTCCGAACGTGCAAGCGGCCGGCGGGCTGGATTTGACGATCTGTGGTGCCCTCGGCGACGGCGATGCGGCGGAAGTGTCCATGTGGACGATCGTCGTCAGCCGGGTGGCCGGCGCGGCGGCGAAAGCCGTGGTCGGCACCAAGGCCGCGATCGCCGCGACCGCCGGCGCCGTCGGCAATGCGGCGGTCACCGTCACGGCGGCGGCGGTTGTCGGCGCCAATACCGGCCCGCAGACGATCGCCATCCAGGTCGCGGTCGCCCGCTCGGCCGGCACCGCGGCCAATCACGATCTCGTCGCCGACGCCCATGTCTACAACGTGCGCGGCGGCGGGATCACCTTCGCGTAGGAGTCACGTATGGCAGTGCTCGAATCCTTGCCCACGGTTTTTGACCCGGTCCTCTACAGCATCGAGGCCAACACCTGGCTGATCGCGCATCTCGGCGAATCGCCGCAGCAGGCGACGATGCAGGGCGTGCCGAAGGGCGTCGATCGGAACGCGTTGACGGCCCTCGACGAGTTGTACCGCCTCGACCAGGCGGCGCAGGCCACGGGCCAGACGTGGGCAGGCTTCGAGGCGGTGAAGGCCGCCGCGCAGCAGTATCTCGACCAGTTGCAGAAGTGGGAGACGAATTACCAGCAACAGGTCAGGCGCGATCCCAACTATCCGCGCTATCCGACCATGTGTACCTGGGATTCCTACGGGCGCTACCACCGCGGCGGCGTCGGCAGTGATGCCGGGCGCGTGTCGTCGTATTTCGACAGCAACGGCGACCGCCAGAAGCTGGCGATCCTGCTGCAGCCCGACACGACGACGATCGACATCCCCGAGTGGCAGCGCGGGCTCCCGAAGCCGCGCGTCTACACCGATCTCATCGAGAACGACGAAAAAGGCTTCTGGGAGTGCCCGATCTGCGCCTTCCGCGAGTCCTACGAGCCGATGTCCGCGACGTCGCGCAATCAGGCGCGATCGAAGATGGGCAAACACCTCGCGAACGCGAAATCCGAGAAGGATTTACACAAACAACTGCACACGTACGCCTTCGGGAGTCACTGACGTGCAGATCCCCGACGATCCGCTCCACTATTCCGAGGATCGGCCCGACCGGCCGGTCTCGGGCGGATCGTGGCGCTCGCCGGGCGACGTCGGGACCATCACGGTCCCGCGTGCGGCGCCGGCGCCGACCGATCCGGCGCGCAGCCTCCACTACTTCGGCCCCAATCGCTTCGGCGTCCGGTTCGGGCCGCAGGCGTTTCGCGACGAGCTCCACGCCATCGATCCGCGGCTGGAGGTGACGTGGCATCCGCTCGCCGAGCGGTGGATCGTCTGGGCGCAGAACCCCGACGTCACGTTCCACATGCATCCCGGCTGGAGCTTGCTCTTTCCGGTGCAGGCGCACCCTTCGGGGGCGTATCTCCCACTCGACGCGCGGACGCTCGCCAAGGTTTACGACCGCTCGCCGCGCAAGTGGGGGAGTGGGCGGTTGTATTTCGATCGCATCGTCGAGGAAGTGCGGCGCGACTACGATCGCGCGCAACGCGACCGCCAGCAATACGTCCGTGACGTCGCCGGCGACGTCGTCGACCATGCGCGCATCCAGATTTCAATGCGCGGCCATTCGAATGGCTCCAAATTCAGTGACCATCACGCGGAGTAACCCCCATGATCACGCCCGAAGAACTCATCCTGCAACTCGGCGTCGGCACCGACGGCGCCGTCTGTGTCCAGCGCCTCATGGATCAGATCCCCGCCTATCAGCCCCACCATGATGCCGCCGGGCACATCATCGCGGGGCATGTCATCCCCGCGCACGAGGTCGTGGACGCGACCGGGCACGTCAAGCTGGCGCCCGCCATGTTTGTCCCCGATCACGTCGGTCACGTCCCGCCCGTCGGCACCGCACACACGCCCGAGGAGGCGCGGCGCCTGCACGAGGAGGGGCGTCGCCAGGCCGCGGCTGTGGAGCGGCACGTCCACGATGCCGAGGTCGTGGCCGACAAGAAGGACAAGGACGACGACGACAAGGACGAGAAGACGCACACGCCGTATCGCAACCCGAAGAAGTAACGCGTGGCGACCGGGCAAGCGGTCCTCGATCGGATGAAAGTCCTGTTTCCCGAGTTGCAGATCGCACCGGGAGGCAAGGATGTCGCGACGGCGCTCACCGCCGCGAACATGGCGCAGGACTACCTCGAAAGTGTGTTCGCGCTACATCCGGAAATCCACGGCGACACCTCGGGGACGATCACGACGACGGCCGGGCAGGAAACAACCACGTTTCCGATTGGCGTGATCCGGCTCGATCGGTTGTATCTGCTCGATCTGCAGACAGGCCGTCCGATGTCGCCGATCGATCTGATTCGCGAGACGGGCGGGCACGCGGGGACCGGCGCCGTCGCGCCGTCGCTCGTCGGCGGCTCGAATGGCGGCGGCGGGCGCCCGTGGCAGGCGTATACGAACGGCCGGCTGCTCTATTGGGCACCGTATCCAGACAACGCCTATAGCGTGCGCTGGTACGGCCTGCAGCAGCAGGCGGATGTCACGGTGGCAGACCCGGTCGCCTACGCCGATCTGTGCTTGACGCCGCTCGCGACGTTTGCCGTGCAGATGATCCGCACCGGCCTTGATGACGACGTCGCGCAGTACACCGCGCTCGCGACCACGATCTTTGAACCCGTCGTCGCGTCGCTGACCGGGTTCCGGCGGGACCGGCCGGCGCCGTACCAGTACCGCTATTCGCACGACACCTGAGAGGATCCCGATGGCCCGAGGCGTGTTCGTCTTTCGCGGCGCGGTCAGCGCCAACGGTCCGGTCGTGACGCCGGCCGCCGACGAGCGGATCTATCTCCGCTGGATCACGGCCAGCGTCGGCACGCTCGCCGCCTCTGGGCGCCTCGCCCTAACCGACGGCAACGGCGGCACCGTCATCGCCCGGCTGCCGATGGCCGCCGCCGATACCTCGATCCAACTCTTTTATGACGCCGGCACGCGACAGTGGGAAGGCAATCCGCTGTCGCCGGGCACCCCGCTGTACGCGACGGTCAGCGGCGGCAGCGCCGACCTCGATATTTGCTACGAGATTCGCTGATGGCGGATGTCACCGTTGCCAACACGTCGCCAGGGGTCGCGGGCAAGACGCTCGCGTGCCACGACGTGGACGGCACGACCTCGGGGCTCTGGACGTTTACCAACCCCGTCGCGCTGAAGGGCGGCACGCCCGGCAACCAGACGTGGCGCCTGAGTGTGCAGGGGTCCGGCAACGTGACCCTCGTGGCCGACGGGACGGGGTTGGGCCTGAGCATGAATACGGCCGGCTCCCCGCTGTTCAGTGGCGACATCACGGAGAAAAGCCGGATCGCGCCGATCGGGCACTGGCAGGACGTGCCCTTCAACGCGGCCAACTTCCTCACCAATGTCGGGACGTGGGTCGTGGATGTGGGGGACGTGGCGCTCAACCGCTACACCCTCGTCGGCAAGACGCTGATCTGGAATCTGCAACTGGGCACGACCTCGCTCGGCGGTGCGGCGAATTATCTCCTGGCGACCGTCCCGACCGGCGCGATTCAGACCGTGGCGCCGGGTCGCGTGGCGCAGGCGAAAAACAATGGGGCGCTGTGCGAGGCGTGGTGCTTCCGGTATTCGGCGACCCAGGTCGGCTTCGCGCTCGTCGATGGCACGAACTGGGCCGCGGCGGCCAATACCACGACGGTGGTGGCGACCGTGATCCTGGAGCTCGCCTGACACGTCATGCCGATTCCCCTCCAGGTCCAACTCTTCGATGCCTTCCTCGGCACCCAGGAGGGGATCCATTCCGTCATTCTGCCCGACATCTTTTCGAGCAGCGGCAGCAAAAATCTGTTCCTCGACAAGTACGGGCGCGCGAAAAAGATCGCGGGCTACACGGCACAGAACGCGACGCCCATCTTCAGCGTCGGCAGCTTGCCCACCTGCGTGCGCGGCCTCTTTCATTACAAGCAGCAGGGCGGCGGGACGACCGTGCGCCGCGAGCTCGCCATCTTCGATGACGGCGTCGCGCACTGGGAACTCCTCTACTCGACCGATGTCGGCGGGACGTGGACGCGCCTCACAGATGCCGGCGCCGCCTCCCTGAACCGGGTCGTCGACTGGGCGCAGTTTGGCGACACGGTGTACATCGCCAACGGCGTCATCGCGCCGCTGACCCTGACCGGCGTCGCCGTCACGACCGCCGGCGCGACGCAGAGCCCGATTCCGACCGCGGTGCTGTCGTCGTCGGCCGGCTATCTCCTCGGCACCTACGCCTACAAGATCCTCTCGCTCGTCAGCGGCACCAGGCAGACGGGCTCGAAGGCGTCGAACATTCTCAGTGTCGCCAATGGCCAGGTGAATTTGTCGTGGGGCGTCGATGCGAATACCGCGGTCACCGGCTACGAAATCTATCGCACGTCGGGGACCGGCAGCGTCTACTACTTCGTCGCCTATGTCGATGGCCGCAGCACGGTGTCGTTCGTCGATAACGTCGATGACCTGACGGTCCTGCAGAACCGGGTCATGGAGGAGCACGGTGATCCGCCGCCGGTCGGCGCCTACTACTGCGAGTCGCACAAGCAGCGCATGTGGTGGTTTCGCACCGACGCCTTCCCCACTCGCGCCTGGTTCAGCGATCCGGCGCTGCCGGCCTCGGTCCTGACCGCGGAAAACTTCCTCGACTGCTCGGACAGCGAAACGGTCGGCGACGTGATCACCGGCGCCCTCGGCAACTACGAAGGGCAGTTGATCATTTTCAGCGAGCGCGCGATCTGGGCGGTCAGCGGCACCGGCCAGGTGATCGGCAACCTGCTCGACTGGACGCGCATTCGCACCAACGCGCAGACCGGCTGCGTCCATCACCGCGCCGCCGTGCGCGTCCCGGCCGGCAGTAAGTACACCGACGTCACCGGCAAGTTTCAGGTGACCGCGACGGTGACGATTGCCTACCTGACGCCACTCTTTGACATCAGGCTGTTCGACGGCGACAACGACGTCATCATCAGCAATCCGATCCGACAGACGCTGGCGAACGCGAGTTATGCGGTGCGCGGCAAGTACTTCGCGCTCCACGACACGCAACGCAGTGAGATCGCCTGGTTCTTCGCCACCGGCGCCGCGACCGAATGCACGACGGCGGTCGTCTGGAACTATCGGCATGGCGTCTGGTATGGGCGGGATTGGGCGATGAGCGCGGCGTATGAGGCCGACACCGCAACGCAGGCGAGTTTTCTCCTCGGCGGCGAGCCCTCGCGCACCGTCGGCGGCTACGTCTATCACCTGTGGAACGGGACGGATTTCAACGGCGCGCCGTTTCTGACGGTCTGGCACACCAAGACCCTCTACGGTGTCAACGACAAGGGCCAACCCGCGATCAGCCATCAGAAACGGTGGCGGTGGGCTGATCTGATCTTCGAGACCGATCAGACCGTGACGCTGCAGGTGGATTGGATGCCTGGCCAATCGCTGGATAGCGCGGCGCCGAGCGGCTCGACGAGTATCGCGCCCGCCGGCGCCGAACTGCGGACGGTCGATGCCCTCCGGATCGTAACCACGGACGGATCGCCGATCGCGGTGTCGTCACAGTCGACGACGGCGCGGGCGTTGCTCAAGGACGCGCAGGGCCAGTACCTGCACGATACCGGCCTGCGCCTGCGGATCTCCGACAACACGGCGGCGGGCTCGTGGTCGCTCGAAGGGATGAATCTCGCCTATCAGATTCTGCCGGGGCTGGAGCGACGCATGCCGGGAGGCATGGACTAAGCGGTGGCCACGAATCTCCAGATCGAATCGCCGAATTTCGACCGCATTCGCAAGGGCGATACCCACGCGACCGAGGACGCCGTGCGCTTGCTCTGGCTCGTCGCCAACAACGAAATCTCGATGCGCCAGCAGACCGTGCAGCAGGCGAGCGATCAGTGGAGCCCGAAGGTGCTCGCCTCGCCGGCGTCGTCGCAACAGGACAACTTCGACGCCCGCGATAGCGTCTGGATCGTCTTCACCAGCCCGACGGCGTTCACGGTGACCGGGATCCGCAACGGCGTCGAAGGGCGCACGCTGCTGATCGAAAACCTCGGCACCGGCGCGGTGACCCTCGCGTATGAGCACGCCGCCTCGGATGCGCTGAATCGCTTCTACACGCGCCTTGGGACCGATCACGTCCTGCAGACGGGGCAGACCGCGCTCGTCGGCTATCTCAATCAGCGGTGGCGCGTCTCCAGCCCGGTCGCGAGCCCCGACGCCTCGTCGGGCTTCGTGGTCGGCCCGGCGAGCGCGACGGACAACGCGGTGGTCCGCTACGACACCACGACCGGCAAGCTGGTGCAGAACTCGGGCGTGCTGATTGACGACAGCGCCAACCTGTATGTCCCTGGCAACCTCCGCGAGCGCGGGCGCGCGACGCCGCTCGGCGAATGGACCGATGTCGCCGCCTCGGCCAGCTATTTCGCGGTCGGCGGCGCCGGCGGCGGCAACTGGGATCCCGGCACGGTGAGCACGTTTGCCTACACGCTGATCGGCAAGACGCTGCACCTCCAGGTGTATGTCACGGGCGGCACCTGGTACACGGGCGGGGCGCTGCTCGCGGTGGCGTTGCCGGCCGGGCTCACCGCCGCGCGCTACTGCAAAGGATCGGCGTTCATCACCGCCGCGGGGATGGCCTACGAGACCTGTATGGCCTATGCCTTCCCCAGTTCTGGCTGGCTGAATATCTATCGCGCGGGTCTGGCGGCGTTTCCGGCCGCCGCCAGCGTCTCGATGTTTCTCGAAATGACGGCGTCGCTGTCGTGAGGGGATGATGCCAAACGACTCGTACACCCAGAGTGCGCTCGCCGATGATTCGAAGTTTCGGTCACGGGTGCGCTCGGCGCTGTCCCTGGTGGCCTGGGAGATTCAGGCGGAAGACCCCGCGACGCCGAATCATGCGAACCGTGATCGCTACGCGCAACAGGTCGTGCGGCAACTGGATACGGAAGTCGTCGTGATCATGCCGTCGTTTGTCATGCGGCCGAACGTCTTCAACTTCACGACGTCGTTCAACTACGACTTCAAGACGCGGATCGGCTTTGTCGAGTCCGCGACGGGCGACGCGGATCTCCAGTCGCAGTTGATGTCCGACTGGGACCGGATGGCCGCCGCGGCCGGGTTCCCGCCACCGTCTGCGTGAGCCACGATGGCCACCAACACGGAACCGTACGGACTCACGCCGCTGACGACGGAAGGGTTGGCCAATCTGGGCCATCCCCTGAGCCTGAGCGACTTCAATCAGGACGCGCAAGGCCGCTACTGGCGCACCATTCGCGGCGAGAAAACGTACTACCCCCGCGAGTGGTTCGATGCGAACGGGACGTTCACGGGGACGGGCACGCAACCGGGCGACAAGGGCGGGCAGGGTGACAGCGACTTTTTCCCTCCGGGCACGACGTGGGATTGGACGTAGGGCGAGTGGCACAACCCGATCAACTGGGCGAATGTGATCGGCCTGTCTGCCGCGGGCGGCGTCGGCGCCGGGATCGCGGCCCCGGCGATTGGCGCCGCCCTCGGCGGCGGCGGTGCGGGGGGCGCAGGAACGGGCGGTCTCACCTCGGGGTTGACATCTGGCCTCGGCACGAACGCGACCGTGGGCAGCGTGCTCGGGAATCCGCTCGTGCAGGGCGGGATCAAGACCGGGCTCGACGCGGTGAAGGGCAACCTGTCGTGGAAGGACGCGCTGAACTTCGTCCCGGCGATTCCTGGTGTGGGCAACA